TTTGAAGTTCTCTTCAAATAATTTAGAGTCATTGCATTACATTTCAATTTTTCTTTCAGTGGTTTTGATATCAGTTTGTTGACTGATTCCAATTCAATGTTATTCTCTTCACAGTAGTGACAGATTGCTTCAATGTAATTCATAGAAGCATTATCCTTGACTAAGATTTCTATTTCATTAGAAAACTTATCTTGACACAAGAAGTTCTTCTTGATCATTTCTTTGACTTCACTTTTGGATTTCATTTAGTTTCTCGGTGATGAATTTTTCAATGTAGGTTACTAATAGTTTCATATATCTCATCTTATCATACTCTTCGTAAACTTGCACTTCCCCGTTAGCACATGTCATAAGAATGACAAGTTTCTTTACAGGAATATCTGTAAGTTCATAAAACATACAGGCATATGCTGCTGCCTGTACAAAATAGTTTTCAATCCAATCCCTTGGTTTGGGTTTTTCAGCAGTCTTGAAGTCAATGATTGCAAGTTCTCCCTTATACTCTGCTATGCAATCTACAGTCCCTGCAACTCCAAGTTCATTGCTGTACAATGATTTTTCTAAAGCATAAATGTTATTTATGTTTTGTAACTCTTTTTTAGCTTGTTGAAATAGTATTTTAGGACCAGGTTTGTCATACTTAACCTCCTCATTGAGTAGGAAGTGTTCAATCAGTTCATGAGTAGCAGTACCACGACTGGTTGCCCTCTTTGTGATCCTATTTGCTTCTTCGTCCCCAACTTTTGCTCTCCACCTCTTGAAGATCTCCCTATTATAATAAGAAGTGACTGAGGTAATAGAAACCATCGGTCTATCTTCTACATTATAGTATCGAACACCATCAATAGTCTTCCTACTTAGAGCAGGAAGATCGCATTCTACATGTTTGAACATAACTAATCAGGAATACCTAAAGCAAGTTTGTTAAGAATATAACTCTTGACTAAACCAGATCTAACTATATCTTCAATACCAAATTCAATAGATTCAAACTCAGGCATTGAGGAAAGTATTTTCATGAAGTCAAGTATACCATTCTTCTCATTTGTTTTTACTAAGTCAGTTTGTGCAGCATCACCACAGAAGTGGATCTTACAGTTTTCACCAACTCTGGTTATTATACTATCTAACTCGTGAAAATTCAAGTTCTGACATTCATCCACAATTATTACACAATCATCTAAAGTTGTTCCTCTAACAAAACTTGTTGACCAAAACTTTACAGACTCCTGAGTCTTTAGATTGCCCCATAACATTTCAAAGTCATTGTCTGTAGATAACTCAAACATATACTTCACCATATTCTTATATGGTATTTGATATAGAGTTGCTTTATCTTCGTGGTCACCAGGTAAGAATCCAATCTCTCTTGTAGAAACAAGTGATCTTACTATAACAACTCGATTGTATGGTGTTATAGGATCTAGAACTTCTTTCAATGCATGATAGAGTAGGACAAAAGTTTTACCTGTCCCTGCTACACCATAACTATAAATGTTTTTACCCTCTTTATAAGATTCAAATAACTTTTTTTGATTATCAGTAAGAGGTTCAATGGGTATCATCATATCAGAATTGAAGGGTTTCTTCCTTCTGATCTGCTTAGTTGTCATACCAGCACCCACACTAGTAGACACCTTCTTCTTTCTTGCTGGCATTATAAGTAGCGTCCGTTTTGTTGTTTTACTTTTGAACCAGGCATCTTTTCTACTCTGGATAGAACTTCATTCCACCCACCATCAGTCTTACTATAAACATCTCCCGTACTACTAACCACTCCCCCAGATCCCTGAGACCAATCTTTATCCCAGTCAGGATTATCTTTTCTCCACTCGTCATACTCTTTCATTGTCATAGACAGTTCTTTAGTTTCACCTGTCTTTAAATTCTTTAGTGGGTATGTTGGCATGATTTTTGTTGTGGGAAATTATTTATGTGGGGGTTTAGTAACTTTTTATTTTTGGATTATGGTGAACCAAATATGCTGCTCCGATAGATGTACCACCATCATAAGCAATAGGGTCAACATAAAAATTCAAGTCGGGAAACTCCTTCAATAGCTTATAGTTTACCACACAATTCAAAAAACATCCACCACTCAATACTATATTATTGCATTTGGTTTTTGATACTGCAATCTTTACTAACTCAACAGATCTATCTTCCCAGTTCTTTTGAACTGTTGCACATGCATTTTCTTTTAATGATCCTAGATAACCATCACCTTCAATATAATATCCAAAGGGTGCTAATCCCATGACCTTACCTGCCTCATTCCTTCCCCACCCACATCTTTGTGAAACATTATCAAATGCAAATCCAATACCAAAAGTCTTATCAAAATTAAAAGTTTTATGGACAGTCTTCCAATAAAATCTTCTACCAGTTTTTACATGCATTATAGTTTCCGACTCATCTCCTTCAGGAAACTGAGATCCACTTGAGTCCACTACAATTACTGCTGCTTCATCAAATTCAGAATTATAGAATCCACATGAAGCATGAGTTAGATGATGTCGATCTCTGAAATCATGTACTTCTGCATTACTAAACTTCTTTTTTATCTTAGCAACATCTCTGCTACTCTCAAGACATTTCTTCTTACCACTATAATAAGCATCAGATAATGCAATGTGATCCACATCATCTACAAAAGATAATAGATCCTTTACAATAGGATCCCTTTTCTTTCTAGTAATTCTTTCAGACTCTAAGTAAAATTCTACCTTACCATCATCAAGTACACAGATAGAACCATTATTAGATAAATTGACACCCAAAATTTTCATACTAATAACCAAGAGAAGATTTTTTAATCATTCGTTTGACTTCAGGGAACCACAAGACATGTATATCAGATTGCTCAAAGGTATCTATGGCATCCTGTGGAGTTTCTACCAATGGTTGACCTGCAAGGTTGAATGATGTATTCAGAACCATCGGTATCTTAGTATACTTATAAAACTCTTCAATGACCTCATGAAAATGTGGTTGTTGAGTAGTAACTGTTTGTATCCTGCAGGTATTATCTATGTGTAGAACACCTGGTATCTTATCATAAACATCTTCCTTTGCAGGAACAGCATAAGACATAGTAGGACAACGATTTAGTCTATCCATTTCAAACCAGTCACCAGCATGTTCTTCCATAACACTGGCAGCAAAAGGTCTAAATTTTTCTCTCCTCTTTACTTTATTGACAATATCTTTAGCATCAGGATCTCTGGGATCATATAATATACTTCTATTACCCAGTGCTCTTGGTCCTGCCTCAGATCTACCATTATATACTGCTACTATTTCATCTTGCATGATGAAGGTAGCAATCTCTTGTGGTGTTACTCTTTGTGCTTCAGAATGAGACCTAATAAATTCAACATCATGTTTTGGTCCCAAAAATAAATCTACCATTCAAGTGCTTCAGATACAACAGGGAAATTGTCTTTGAATACAGTTCTACATTCTTCAGCAATGTCCATGTGCTCTTTCTGAGTACCATGTGCTGAACGTAGATCAATATAATGTATCCAAGATCTAACAGATCCTGTCATATATATCCGAGTTGGAGTGCATAATGGTAAGACCATTCTTGCACATTCTTTTGCAACTCCTTGCTCTAACATTTGATTATATAAACTACCAGCAGAACTGAAGAGAGTTATCATCTGCTTGTTTAGTTTTTCTACTACTTCAGGGTCAAGATCATCTGTAGAATTCTGTCTATTCTTCTTGTCCTGCTTACGAAGTTCTGGTAAAGATAATTCTGGTAAGTCATTAGTACTAGCATATCTCTGAGAGAACTCTTGGAAAGTGAAACTACGATGTCTTAGTATCTGTGCTGCTATAGCACGAGTGGTTTCAATTTCTAGACTCATGTGTGCCTGTTCAAATACAGACCAATGCTGATGCTTTATACAATACCTTAGTAGACCTGAGAAATTATCATTATCCTGATTGTTAGGGTTAGAAACTCTGGCAACGTATGCCATAGTCTTCTCCGCATCAGGAGTCAGTGTTACTAATTTTACTTTCATGTTTTTTTAATGCCTTTACAGAACGCTTTAACTTTAGTCCCCTCTTTGCCTCTTTGAGTGCAGTCTTCATATAGTGAATTTCGGTAGGAGTATATAGGGACTTTTCTTTCAGAGCGTTTTTGATAAGGCGAATCGTTTCTTTTAGTTTCATTATTATAGAGGATAAAAAAGGGGTGTCAAGCACCCCTTTTTGTTTAATTTTGTTTTGGTCTATGCGTATGCAAATCTAGGGAGATATGCAACCGAAAGAAATATGACGGCTAGAAACATTGTTTGGTAGAAAATCCTCATCTAAGTAATAATACCCACTACAATAAGTATATAGGTACTTTTACCTTCTGAGTTTGAATAGTTTTATCTCAACATAGATGAGACCTAAAACTACTACACTGCCTACAATGATTCCTAGTGTTCCAAGCATTAACTCTTAGAAGCGAACTTACGGTTCACTTTGATTCCACGATACATTAGATCATGGTTTCTTTTCTGAGTTTCTACTTGTACCATTTCACGGTACGCTTCAGAGTCGTACTTGACTCCACGATAAGTAACTTGTGCCATTGGTTTCTCCAAAGGTAGGGTTTTTAGTCCCCGTTCCTTCAGTCAACTTTTGCGTCCCATTTGGGATGAACGATTCCGTTCCGAGTCGGCTTACTTGCGACCTCTTCTGAGGTTGAACGTAAAGGTATGTTAGCATACCCATACTATTTAGTCAAGTAAGTTTACAAAAAACCTATACAGAAAAAAATACTGGAGATTTTTTCTCCAGTATTCTGAAAACAAAAGTTGAATTTGGTTTTACTTCCTAGGTTTTTTTGGTGGTGTAGGTAGTGGAGCAGAGGGATCTCTCCATAATTTTGGATTGACCTTACCACCTGCCTGTACCATGTTCACAAACTTGCTACTCTTATCATAGTAGTGATCAAAGATCTCCACTGCCTTATTTGATATAGCAATATCATAAAAGGTTTCACCTTCTAACTCATACTCTACAAGGTATGCTGTGTAAGGTAACTTAGGATCATCTGCTATTTTTTTCTCACATTTTTCATGAAGTATTTTCATTTATTATACGTCTCGCCAAACTATCTCAGGGTATGCTTGCTCCGCAACTGCCCTAGTAATCCTATACTTAGACTGAAGTTTCTTATCCTTTATAAGCATAAGCAACTCTGCTTCAGACTCATGAAGAGACTCTAGTAATTGGATAAACATCTGCTCTCTTTTCATTTGAGAGAGTTCATTATTACCACCCTTTATATAATGATAAAGAGTTCTCCACTCATGTACCAGTCTGGTATGTCCACCTGAATTTATAGGTGCCTCATTCTTTTTATAAGGAACCTCACCTTCAGGAATAGCACTCTTGATACTCTTATCAAAATTCCAAATCAATAATGCTTTCACATCATCACGTTTGTTCTTTGATAAAATATCATTCTTTAGAGTCTTGTTCTTAGCACCATGTACTGCTTTGAAAAGTTCAGAAACTAAAGGATTGTCAGGAAGTTTTGCCATAATTAATCGTCATTGTCATCTAGTTGGGATGGATCACCCTCAAATCGAAAGGTTACTATTTCGTCTGGGAGTAGGTTACCATGCTCATCAAACATCTCAGGATGATATGTATATTGTTGCTGAACATAGTTGTTCTCCTGTATATAGGAGCGAATTAGATACCCTGCAACGAGACCTAATCCTAAAGTCAGTAAACCAGTGAAGACACCGATCACTATAAGTGCTGATTCCATTTTCTTATTTTTTACTAAGGTTTGCTTCTGATGATCAGTGTTTACCCTCCTCAATAAAAGTTCCACACCTTTATTTATTTCTCCTAAATCAGCTTTTTCTCTTGAAGAAATTTCAGTGTTTCTTTGCATCCGCCTATGTGTTGTGCGTCAATTTGTACTTGTGGAAAGGTTGCCCCTTCACCAAACTCATGATAAAAACCATCTTTTGAAAAGTGTACATCATATTTGTATTCAGTGTAAGATATGTTTACACTGTTTAACAATTGTCGTACACGGTCACACCATTGACAGTTGTCTTTTGAATAAAGTACTGCTTGCATAATACCCTATAAAATCCTATTTACATTACCTGCAACCACAACCCTATCAGATTGTGTTTCTACAGGATCAACCCCATGGAGTGCCCAAGCAGGGAAGAATACTATTGTACCAGATCTTTGCTCTTTTGGGTAGATCTTTTCGTCTCCTATCTTGAAAAATAAACAATCCTGATCAACAGGAACGTCAACAAAATGAATCCAAGACATTACAGTGCTTTGATCTGAGTAATGATTATGAACACCATTACCACCAGCAAAATCTTTAGTATAAATCTGAGCCCAGATGTGTCCAAATGATAAAAGCATTTTAGGTGCTGTAAGACCCTCCTCTTTCAAAGATTTAGAAACGAATGGTGCATATATCTTATGAAGTCTTTCATCATGGAAATTACCATGACTACTATCTCGACTGTTAGAATTTGGATGTCGATGATAACCAGTGTAATAGTTATTTCTACGAAACTCTTCAGTCTTATATGTATCATAAAGATACTTTATATCTTCTTCAGATAATTGAAGGTTCTTAGACCTATAAATCATCTTCAGTAAGAAACTCTTGTTCCTTCTCGAAGTATTCTTTCATAGAAGAAGATACATCAGGTGGTTCAGGATCTTTATAACCCTTAATCTTTTTCCACTTGTTATGCAATGCACTCATGTGCCATGACTGAGCAAGACTTTTAGGTCCATTCTCAAGTAACTCAAGTTCCTTTTTACTATTCGTATAAGGAATGAGTTCCTCTCTCCAATTGGAGTCATCATAGGTTTTCATTTAGATAGCATGTAAATTAATCCTGGTATTATAATAAAAAATTGTGGTAGAAAATTCATCACTATGGATCTTTCCTTCCACTTGATTCCTACATAAGTCCATCCAGCAGCACCTAGTAATTGTAACATACTATTCCAAGGTGTCAATCCTAACACATG